TCGATCCGCTTCTGCGTCCGAACTGCCTGCTTTTTCACCTAATGCTTTGGCCCAACTACGCCAAAAATTATGAAAGAAGATCCTCATTCCACTCACGATGACCTTCTCTGAAAGCCATATTGGCTTGTGTCTCACGTACTTCCACACGATAGCACCAAAGGCGTGCCGCTTCGCCTGGTCCCCACATTTCTGGAATATAAACGCCATTAACATACTTGTACAGCATGTCACTGAGTCCTTCACAGCCCAAACGTGGCAGAACTACTACTTTGGCCATTTTCTTTTCTTGTAACAGCTTGTATGTGGCCATTTCTGGATCATCTTCTGCCACAATAAGAGTGTGATCAAATTGGTCTTCTAGTGTCTTTTTGAGTTCTTTTAGGCCGCCATAGTCAGCCGCCCAATTGCGAACGTCAAGATCGTTTGTTCCAAAATAGAACTTCATGCTGAAGCTATAGCCATGAATTAAATTACAGTGACTATCGCTTCGCCATTGTCTGTAAGCACATGGAAATGCGTCCACATATTCTTTTGTGCTTTGATACTTGTATACTACAGGTTGTAGTGTTGCCATTGTTATGTCTCCTTGTTAACAATGACATGCAGAATTTATATTGCGGGATGAATGCCTAAGGCCGCATATATGTATTATATAGGGTTATTTATGGTAGGTCAACTTTATTGGCGATTAATTGCACCAAACGGCAACCATTGCCCTGGAGTTCCGCTAGCCACACAAATCCAACCGACATAACTACTGGCTTGGGGATTATTATTCCAACAAACATCGCCTTTATTAAACTGGCCAGACGATGGTTCTTCATTTCCTGTTGTAAACTTTTTATCGGCAAACATAATGTCACCGCCCACAGCCAATCCAACAGTTGGATCTGGATTATTGATGCCCACTGAAAGTTGCCCAAATACTTTAACTGATCTGCGAGATTGTGAGCTGTTACCGAGTACAATCTCGTTATCGTCGCCGTATAGTATATCAGCTTGTTTTACAGATGCTCTAAAAGACCTATTAGCATTAATGCCACGCACATCCACTGATAGAGAATTAACGCCGTCGTTAAGTCCTAATGATCTAACAGCCGTATTTCCGGCAATTACGTCACCATGAAAAGTTGCATTGCCTGAGACAGTCAACGACTGTAGTGATCCAACTTGAACTAAATTACTTGTGACAACCGAACTACCTAAACTAGTTTCAGTTAGCACAGGTTTGCCGTTTAGGAAGTATGAATGATTTTCCGAAAGGTCAAATGACACGTTGGTCCAAAGTCTATCAGGGCCTGCTTTCATTATCATTTGACGTGTAAAATCCGCACCCGTCCATGTTAAGCCTAACCCATACACTGTATTATCTTTGCTGGCTTTAAATTCCAACGAACTACTGCGATCAACTCTTGTATCCGATACAAAGTTATCCACATAAATGGATCCGTGTACTCGTAGAATACCGTTCTTGCCTTCTGCGTTACCAATAATAACTTCACCGTTGTTTTTTACAGTAATACGTGCAATGTTGTCTGTAGTAATTGCAAGATCAGTGTTGGAGTACGTACCAATATTTGCCAATCCATAATTAGGGCTACCAATAGCAATTTCCACATCATTATCTAAAATACTGATGCTAGCATTAGGTTCATCTGTACCTAGTCCTAATCTATTAACAGTACTATTAAAATATGCAAATTCTCCCAAGAGGGCATTACCAGTCACTTCCAGTGTATTAAGTGTTCCGATCTGTCTAAGATTACTCTTAGTTACAGTAATTCCTAATTCACCGTAGGATAATACGGGTATATTGTCAATTTTGTAAACGTGATCAGCAGACAGATCTAGGTTATTATCTGCCCATAGTCTATCAGAACGTGAAGTAAATTGTTGATTTGCAGGTAGTGTCATAGTGAAAGTCTCTTTATATGATATTTATCACAGAGACTTCACTATGCTAGCCCTAGATCGGGCTTAGTTTTATGCTACTTTAAGTAGAATTGTTTCTTCATTAAGGCGACCATTCAGCTTGGTGTCTGTAGCATTAATGTCGTCTAGAAACTTACGTAGTGCAATTTTACCTGCGGCCTTAAACTCTTTGAGTTTTTCTTCAGGCTTACGAATAGTCTTTTGCACACTCTTAAACTCGTCAAAGTTAGTAATTGTAGTACCTTTGACATTCAAAGTATTGAACTCACTAGCAACATACTTGCCCAACTTACGGGTCTTAGTGTTAAAGATCCACAATTCACTAGCACCGATGATATCAACCGGGTTAATACTCACAAGTTTTAACGGTTCGTTTGACTTCATGTACTTGAGTTTAGCAACAATCTTGTCTTTAGGCACAACTTTGGTCTTACGTGGCTTGCGATTGACTTTGGCTTCTTGTGCCAACATGTCACACGCACTCATAATTTCTTGGTAAAAAGCAATCAAACTACGTACTTGTTTCTTAGTGCGATGGCTGTAGCCTTCTTTCAATTGCTCGTCGCCTTTACCGCTGGCAAGTTCTTCAAGTTCTGCTAAGTCACGCTCATAAAAGCCTTTGATGATACGTGCATGTGCTGCCTTGACTTCTTTACCTTTGAGCAGGTTAAGCATCTTAAATGCCTTGGGATCAAAGTTTTCAGGATCTGTTTGGAAACTTTCAATAGCATCTTCGATTTCTTCAGTCATACGCATTGCAGATTCTTTAACACGCTCTTGAATAGTGGGCTGAACAACTGTGGATTTAGTTTCTACAACTGCTTCCTCATCGATGTCATCTTTACCCTGCTCAACAATTTGCACAATCTCGTTACGCAACCATGCAGTAGTATCGCGACCGTTGTTGAAATCTTCACGAACAGCAGGCATACCACGAAGCAAACAACTTGCAATGGCACCCATTGTAACATTGCAACGATTATCCTTGGTCTTTTTAAAAGCGGCAATGTCTTCTTTAGTACAACCAATAGTGGTCATCCATTTGATCACAGCCGGTTTCAAATCTTTGCCGCTGAATTCCAAACGGTAGTAGCTCATGGCACTGTGAAAGTGACGCATGAATTGAGCAGAAGTCATGTCTTCGGAGCCATCCCATTTTGGACTATAGTCCTTCTTAGCATTCTCACGAATAGTTACGCTGGTAACTTTTTTTGACTTGGGTTTAATTTTTACGCCTGCAACTGTAGCCATTTTCTGCTCCTGTTTGTTTAACAATACACATATTATAGCACTCTTTGGCTAGTGTGTCAACTGTTATTTTCGCTCAATATCTTCTTCGTTACACACCAAACCAAACTGTATTTCAACCAATTTGCACGGAATATCAAACGGATTGGTGAGTTGATGCCATTCATTTTTTGGCACATGGTGTCGATCATGTTTTTCCAAAGTAAGGGAAGGACAGTTATAGCCGCTGGGTAATTTGATATTGACTACTGCTGATCCTTCGCTAACTACCCAGTACTCTGCTCGATTTTGATGTCGTTGCATACTCAAGCTCTTACCCGGATTGACTGTAAGCTCTTTAACTTTCATCCCGTCAACTTCATGGAGAACTCGATAGTACCCCCATGGCCGAGTTGTCTTTGGTGCTTTCCATTCTTCAAGTATCCAACTACTTGAATTGGCTTTATTAGTGCCACCTACCCCAAACACAAATTCTATGTTATTATCAGCAATATCCATTTCTGGAATGTTGTCAACGGTTCTATCACCACCATTGGCAAAGATAATTGTTGCGTTGGGATACATTTCCCTAACTCCGGTAATGGCATTTTTACTACTGCCATCGGCATCTGGGTAACAAACAACTCGATCAACTACTCGAAGAGAACTAACGATCTTTGTTCTTTCGTAGATATGCATAAATGATCGTCCTTTTTTACGTTCTAACCATTCATCGCTGTTCAAGCCAACAACAAGCATATCTCCTAGTTTCCGTGCAGATTCAAAGTATTCGATGTGTCCACTATGTAGTGGATCAAAACCGCCGGTGACTAAAACAATTTTCATTTTTTAATTCTGGTGTTTCCATAATGGATAACTGTCATGCCTGTTATATCAGGTGTTGTACGCCACGGATCAACAATAATACTTCCGGTAGTGGGTTCAAAGTACCAGCCTTGCAAGCTACCATCGACACCTGTGCCTTCGTATGTAACACGAGCATTGTGTGCCATTAGGATAACTGCCGGAGTATCTGCTACGTCTGTGTTGCCTGTTAGCGGATCAACATAAGTTAATGCTACACCTGCTTCTTCAACAAAATGCCCAACTAGTTCACTATAACTACCAATAGTATATTCAACATAAGGCTTGTAAGCACGACCGTGGATAACAACAGGTAAGTTATGTTCTTTTGCCAATGAAACTAATTTAAGTGCCATGTTCTTTGCTTGTTGATCTCTACTGTACATAATAGTTTGGAACAAGTCATAGCCTAGATCCAAACGTTCTGCTAGATATCGTAAAGCAATATTATCGCGAGGATGGCATGCACCTGCATCGCCCATACCAGCTGTTAAGTAACGTGGTCCGGTGATACGTTGTGTGGCAGCTTTTAAGGCATCTGTAACTACATCTACATCAATGTTGCCATTCTTTTCAGCAACATCTTGAATCATGTTAACTAGACCAATTTTAGCACTGATAAATGTATTGTAAAATACTTTGATACATTCTGCTTCATCCCAAGTGCCAATATTAATGCGTGGATTGTTTTCCATTATGGGTTTATAAAAATCAATTAACAGTTTTGCATCACCGGTAGAACTGCCATCATCGGTTCCTACTATCAGACATTCCGGATTAACCATGTCCCATTTAACACTACCCATGGCAATAAGGTATGGATTGTAAATGAAACGTGCATTGGTAATGCAAGGTTGCAAGTGTGCTCTAACAGTTCCAGGCAATACTGTACTGATAAGCACAACTAGTTGTTCTTTATTAACATGATGATTAATTTCAGTTAGTACTTGTTGCACAATGCTATAGTCGAAATCTTTTGGAGGCAAATTGGCAATAGGTTTACTGCCTCCGTATACTGGATCGTGCGGTGTTGGCACTGCAACAAAAATTAAATCTCTGCCAGTTACTGCATCTTTAATCGTATCAAGTAATGGAATTTTTGCTTCGGGATCTTTTATAACATCGTATCCTACAACATCATAATGTTGACTCATTACTTCAGCACACGGTAATCCTAGTTTGCCACATCCTATCATTGCTACTTTCATATTTTCCTCTTTAATTTAATAATTTATTCTTTTTTGTTTCGGATTAATATAACACCTGTGCCAATATTATTCTGTTCAGCTAATTCAAAACCTAATGTCATCAAATAAGGTATTGCCGCACCACATTTTCCAGAGTATGTATTATCGGGTGTTACCCATGTATCGTCGCAAACAACCATTGCATTTTCACTAAACATATCTTTTAGTTTTATTGCTTGTAACAAATGTGCCTGTTGACTGTTAATGTTTGTCAGATCTAAATTAAATTCATCTTTATATCGAGATACTTGACCCTGCATGATATCATCATGCGGTTGATTGGGATGCCAATCCCAATCAAAGTTATCTAATAATACCAAACTAAATTTTAAATTTGAATTCTGATCTAAAAATTCTTCGCCTTTCTGGCAAACAAAATTGATTGGAAATTTAGCATACTTTTTTTGATTTCTATCAATAATAGCAGTATCCATATCAACAGAATACATTGTTTTTTTTGCAAAACTTGCAATATGTGCTAGTATAATTGTACTACCTTCTCCCCTGTCACTTCCGATTTCTAGTATGTTTTCTGTTATATCTATACGTCCGGCGTGATTAAATAATTTCTGAAAATGCATTGCCATGATATTACCTTTTTAAAATTTGAGTTATTCTATAGAAATCTGTATTTTGAAAAATTTGAATGTTATGCTTGCGTATTTGCAATGTTTCTTGCCAAATAATTTCCCATTGCGATTTTGGCAAATTGATCAATCGTTCAACTTCTCGTATATATATGTTCCATCGTGCATCGTCGTTTATTTCTAAATCATAATCGTAATTAATGTACGCCATTGGTAATTTAAATCCAAGATTTAATAAGACTGATACGAATCCATGAGAACTAAAAGGCAATATCAAATGCCCCTTCCATAATGGGACATATGTTTTTTCGGTAGGTGTAGCCACAGCCCCTAATTCTATTGTTTCGCCATAAATTGATATAAATGTATTTTCGTAAAAATAGTTATTTATTGGATGATTTCTACTAGATCCGTCGTTAGTGCCTACTCTTAAACCAGGCGTTTCAACTTGAGAACTTAAGAAATAACTTTCATCGGTATATCCAATAAATTTTTCAAGTACTCCCGGGTTGTTTTCTCTACCAGGCCCTGATACAAACCCCAACAATTCATACGATTTGAGAAATTTCCATAGTTTATATCGATAGTGTGTTCTGTTTTCATCTACGTAAAGCCTACACGGAGATAAGAAAATTCGTTCTTTATCGCTGATAGATTGATGCTTATCGTCTAACGTATCCCAAAGAGCCGGGTCAGATGCAGAATTACCAGGAGTAAATAAACTTACAATTTTTTTACCTATAAACAAACTTCGATAATAATTATAGACAAATTCGTATCTAATTTCTTTATAATTATCAACTTCTATAGGTTTCGATTTAAAATTATGATATAAAATTACAAAATTAATGTTTGAAAAATTTTTATAAAATCCGCTATTATAAAATACATCTCGCTGATCCAAATCACCTTGACTGTAATGGGTACAAGTATGAATTATTAAGATCTTTGGAGAAACCAACTGTATAAGTCTACAAACTTCGTCTGCATTACAAGTATGAATTATTGCTATATCTGCGGGCCCTTCGTGAACAACTTCAAATTCTATTTCTTCTATGTTTTCTATATTTTTCAATAATTTAATGTCGCCAATTGGCCACGGTGCTTGATATATTTTTATCATTTTATTTTAAATTCTGTCGTTAAAACATCATAAAGTGCATCTGCAATTTTAACATACCCTTGAGCATTCGGATGCCCACAGTGAGCCCAGTCATCGTCTTCGTGTAAGCAATTGGCTATTTTTTGATATTTTGTATAGTTATGTATGTTTCCCTGACCGTTGTATATATTGTTCAGAAGTTGTATATCACTGAATGCTACCCCGTAAATAAACTTATAATTTTTAACTTTACAATAATTACTAACTGCTTTTAAAAAGAATTTAGTTTCTAACCATCCATCTTGATCTGACTTATGCACATCCATTGTGTACCATTTTAAAATTTGATCAGAACCGTGGGCTTGCCAACTTTTCAATCGCTCGTTAACGTAAAAACTAAATCTAAAAGGATCGGACAACATCCACATCACAGTTACTTCTTTGTATTTTGAAAAATCAAAAGTATTTTTTTCGTCAAAGTCACACATGAATTTTTTAGCAGTTGCTGAATTAGCATCTCCTCCATGGCCAAGATTTATCAAATCCCACTCTAAGTATTCGCTTAATTTAACGGGCCAAGAGTTGGGATAAAAACAATTTGTATCTGTGGAAATACGATAAAGATCTTCGGCAGATATTTTTTTATTTTCGAATTCTTTTAATGCAACCGGATCATAATTGCCAACACCCTCAGTCCAACTATCTCCTATTGTAATTAATAATTTTTTATGATTATCATTTATTTTAGTATACATCTTCATTTTAAAAAGTCTTCCAGATTTTTTCAAATTCCTGATATAAAAAATAATTAGGATTTCCTTTGTATTCTTCATGCCATTGTACAACAAATCTTTTTTGATTATGAAACAACACTTCTCTCATTTCTTCTCTCATTGAGATTAATTCTTGCGTACTTAGCAAAGATAATTTTTTTAACTGAGATACTACACAATTAATACGATCATTAAGATCCGGCATCTGATCATAACTTTCGTCAATCCAACGATCAAATGTTTTATAGCCCAATTTTTTTAACTGTGCAAGATAATTCATTCCTGCAATCAACATAAAAGGTTGACCTAAAGAAATTGGTTTCCATATTTTTTCTGAAAAGAATATGGTGTTTGTATAAGGGTGTGTTTCTAACACAGTTGAAATAAAAGTTTGCCTATAATGCGAATGCTCTGCATGTATAGGATTATGTTCTGCTAGATCCAAATCAATTTCAAGAGGTCGCATTTCGTCTAAAATTTTAGCATATGGGATCAAATCTGGTCTGTCTAATCGTTCGAGTCGTTGCGGTGAATTAAGAACATCCCCGCCATGATAACTAACCAGTCCTCGATCTAATAAACCGTGCTTAATAAGCTCGCATGTAAAAATTAACCTATGGTCATGCCCTCTGCGACTATATGATAAAAAAAGATTTTTCACATCTGCAGGTTCAAATTTTTCTAAATTAGCTCTGGGCATTCCTAACCAGCAATGAAATGCGTTAACAGGAATATAAGTAAAATTTAAATCTAAAGGCAACACTGAGGTGTTGAAATCACCGTGGATGTAATACACTTGGTCAGCATTGAGACCTGCGTCCTTACTCCACTTGTCAAGTATCTCGATATCTGTATTATTTGGTAAATTAATAAACCCTTCAAAAGGCATAGCGAATATTATTTTTGCTTTTCCTGCTTTGACATCATCGATTACTTGTGGATTTACATATCTAAATCCAACAGATTCATGCTCTCGAAAATAGCCCGGTGAATGAATAAACACCGGGTATATGTATTTCCAATTAGGCAAATGTTTAAAATTAGTTAAAGTAGCTAATAACTCAAATTGAATATTCAAACAATTCAATAATAGTTCAGTTCTAGTAGGTTCAGCATCTAAGTATTCTTCTTTATCATTTACGTGTAAATCAAGGCTTTGAAAATTAGTTTTTTGAAACCACATTGATTGGTGTGTGGCTGGAAAAACAAAATCGCCATCTATAGTTAAATCACGGGGACATGTATTGGGAATGAACCAGTTGTATGTGGGACTCCAATGATCAAATGATAAAATTATATCTCCGTTTGAAATCTTTTGTTCTATCTTTGGATCGGACATTAAATATGTTCCTTGTTTTTGTTTAAGTCCATAGGCTATCCCGAGCTTTGATAAGACGTACCATCATATCAGTATCTTCTTTTTCGTAGGCTGTTTCAATTTTTTGAAGTAGCTTGTGAGCTTTGTCGCTGGCCTTTTTAAGAGCAGGATCTTTCTCTTCACTGAAACGTAGTTTGCCACCATTGGCAATACGACTTGCTTCACAGGCCGCAGTCCAGCCACTGGCTTCATAGGGATCAGGACGATTGCGATAGGTCACTGTCCACCAAGTATAAAGTTCTTTAATTTCCTTGGCACGTAGTGCTTGACCAGTTGGTTTATTGTAGTCGGGATGTTCCGGGCCGCACCAATCAGTATTGGTCAGTGTCATGGCCCAATCCAAGTGGTCGAGACCCGCCTGTGGCGAACGCCATGTTCTCCATCGAAACCATCCACTGGCCCAGAAGGGAGGATTGTACTTGGCTCGGTCTTCTGCACTTCCCCAGGCAATGTGACTCCATGCCTGTTCGACTTCCACAAAATCAACCAGTTCATTAAAGAGACAAGGTAGGAAACGATTACCAACATCACACCAATTGCCTGGAGCGATATCACGAGAGTGAGCAGTAAGAGCGTGTGTTCTTGTAACCCACCGATTATTGATGTAATACTTAATGTCATATAACTTCCTCACAGGATACGTTACAAAATCTTGAATGTGACCAAGTGCTTCTTCTGCTAACCAATAACGAAAGTTGTGCTTCATTTGGGCCGCAGTTGTCCACTCGTCCCATTCTTCTGCTGTGCCCGCACTCAATTTCTTAGTGCCGCGAATCCAATCTGCAAAAGGAGTACAACTCCAGTAATTAGTATGATGTGCCATTTTATTTTCTATCGCCAAATAATTGTAACAAGTTAATAAACAAGTTGATGAAGTCCATGTACAGAGTCAATGCACCCGATACTTCAGCGGCTGGGCTGGTATCTACACTGAGTTCTTCACGAATCTGTTGTGTGTCGTATGCTGTCAAACCCAGGAAGATAATGATAGCTAATGCACTGATCACCATTTGCATCACTGAACTACCAATAAAGATATTCACAATACTGGCAATACAGATAGCAATCAATCCCACAATCATAAACTTACCCAGACTATCTAAACTACGCTTAGTAAAGTAGCCATAGCCACTCATTACTGCAAACAAAATTGCCGCACCCATGAAGGCTGATACAATACTACCCATAGTAAAGATAGCAAAGATTGTGGCAAAGCTCAGTCCCATTAGGGCCGCGAATCCATGCAGGCATAACTGTGCTAGGCCTTTGCTGGGATTATTGGCTAACACATAGCCAACTCCAAACACTGCCGCAAGTGGAGCGAATATCACAATCCACTTCATTACACCTGTAAAAAAGAATTGTAGCAACTCCGGGCTAGTGCCCACAAAGTAACTAACTAACATACTCACAATGACAGCAAGGCTCATGTGTCCATACACACGACCCATGGCTGAATTGATTTCACTAGCACTACGATAATTTAAAATACCGCTATTCATATAATTTGCACCAAACATGTTATTCTCCTTTAATAAATGGTTCCAGATTAGGAGGAACCCAACCAACAGGTTTTAAGACCTTACCATCTTCGCGTTTTCGAACTTTGCCAGTTTCATGATCAATTTTGGCAAAATTAGTTTTCATTACTTCTTTCCAAGCACCTTCTGCATCGAACCCTGCACTATGCATAGCACCGATGATAACAACAATCATATCAATTAATGCATCTAGTGTTTCTATTTTATCCGAAGCAGTGAGTGCTTCAGATAATTCTTTGGCTTCTTCTTCAATTAATTTAAGATACATACTAAATTGTTTTTCATCCCAAGTACCAACTGTTTGGTCACAAGCCTTCATAAACTTTTCTTGATCTCTAAACGGATTTGTCATTATGCCATCCTATCTATATTTTGTCCCGGACGATTCATCCGGCGGTTCATTTCGACTCTTTTTTCTTCGTTGTCTTTAAGATTAAGTTTGACACGCTGTTCTTCTATACGAAGCTCTTCATGTCTTTTATCTAACTTTTTAATTTCCATCTGACGATACATTTCTGCGGTTTGTGCCGTTACTCTACTGATTTCTGTCACAGTTTTTCTCCTACTTCAAAGCCCCTAAATTTGATGAACCTGGGGAACCGCAAGCTGAATGATCCGTCTTGGTTTTGTGTGACTGCATCTGCTCGCACCTCCACAATCTGTCCAAGGACCTCACTACCTGAATTCCAAAAAGTGTCACGATCATTATCACTAAAACCGCTGCCGACATTGACTTTAATCGATTTACCGTCGTCCACACCTTCGCAGACCAAAGCCCCCAAACGTCCAACATTTCTTCCGGTACCTTCTTCCAAGGATTTGACCTCAAGACTAACTTCGATAAACGGTTTGAGCTTGAGCCAAGCAACACTTCTTTTACACTCATAAGATGCCTCCGGATCTTTAATCATAATACCTTCATAACCGCCTGCTACTGCTTTTGCATTAATTTCTTTAAATCGTGCCTGACCTTCGGTAGTATCTAAATCAACTAATTCGTTTGACAACACAGTTATGTTGGGAACAAGATCCTTAACGGCTGAGTACCATGCTTGTAATGCTTCACTACGCCATGCTTGCGGCTGATGAAAGATCTCCGCTTCAAATGCATGAAGCGGTAACCAATCAAACAAGTTAAGTACTGCATCACCTGTTTCAGAATCACCTTTACGATGAATCTGCTTCATCAAGTCTTGAAAACTGCTGGACATAATCTCACCGTCAAAAACCCAAGGTTCCTCAAGACCAGATGCAATCTTTACAAACTGTTCTTTAACATTTGGAAAATTCACAAGTTCTTTACCATTGCGACTAAACTGATCAACCCTGCCATCTGGGTACACAATAGTAATAACCCTAACGCCATCAAGTTTGACTTCGATGAACTTTTTACCGCACACCTTTGTCTCGTGATTAGCACTGTCATGAGCAAGTTGGCAACCAAACACAGGGATAGCATAATCAGCATATTTCTTCTCCACTACTTTGTTGATTGTTTTTTCACTGAATCCAGCACGTAGATCTTTGATCAGTATGCGTCTATACCAACCATTCCACTCTGCCTTGGTAGCAGTCTTCATTAGTGAATCAAGTACGTCCCGAGCAAGGTTGCCGGTGACTGTACGATTAATGAAGCCATCAATAGTACGAACAAAATCATCCCAAGATAAGCCATGGCCGTCTTCATCATTCTTTTCCTTTACTTGTTTGATACCAAAAGTTGTCATGGAATCTAATGCAAGCCGGCAGCCGTGGAAGAATTCGTCATTTCCCTGTTCTGCTTGGGCAAGAATAATAGCCTCTTTGTTCAAACGGCTGGGATGATCTTCCAAACTGGAAATAACTGTATAGCAAGGATCGCTCATATTAGACCTTTAAATAACTGTTTAAGTAGTTATTGTACTATCTAATTATCAGTATGTCAAGAAATTTGTGGTCTTAAATGGCTTACCTGCATAAGCATAATCAATATTTCGAATGATTTTCTTCTTCATACTTCGAACAATTGGATGGGAATGATTCCACTCAAATGCAGACAAATACTTGTGATAAGTTGTGTTCTTGTGTCGTTTGGCCTGCATGCTGTCCAAATACTTTTTGATAGCATTTCTATCCAATCCAAATCTATCAACCAAATCGCATGCAATGTTAAAACTAAATGCACCCATTTCGTCTTTATGCCCATAGTATTCTTGATTAACTCTTTGCTTGTGATAATACGCTGTACTTTCATAACCCGGAATGGTTTTAAAACTCCTGCTACGATACTGACGCATGTGAATGATTTCGTGTAAGATAGTATCTGCAAATAGACTACAAATTCGATCCCAACGATACTCAGTCATTCGAATAAACTCGTCTTCCGGATGATAACTTAATACAATTTCAATATGGCGTCTATTATCTGCATCATTATAACTATAATAAGTTCCGCCCATATAAATCTTACCACGTTTTTGAGTAGGATCGTTTTGTTTTCGAACTACCTTAACTGGCAGGTTACTCTTAATATGCGTACTTATTATTTTTTGTAAGTCTAAAATTGCCAGTTTTTTGCCAACGAAATCTTTACCCGCACTATGAAGCATAGTGCGTAAATTGTACCTATCTAAGAGACTCCAATTGAATGGTTTACTCACGGCTTTCTCCGGGTTATCCTAAGTATTTATCGACACCCGGAGAAAGTAATATCAGCGTTTTGAGATAACCTTGTCTGCAAGCCCATACACAACAGCCTCATCCGCACTCAAAAATGTATCAAATTTCATAGCTTGATACAGTTCATCATACGT